TGTCCCTGATCACACCGTCCTTGTGCAGGATAGACAGGTTGGTACGCACGATACTCAGCTTCAGACCCATGCGATCCGACAGTTGACGCGCGGTCCCCTGACCTCGGCGCAACTCAACAAGAATCTGTTCCTTACGCGTTAGCTTCTCGTTGTCGCCCTTCTTTACTCGTATTCTATTCCAAATTTTCTTAAACATGGTTGTCTCCTTCATATGGATAATCTTCTGGCCCAAACTCTGGTAGGTTCCACGCAGGTCGGACCTTGCTCCTTTGTGGGCGTAGCCTAAAGAATCCATTGTACTCAGGATACGCTTTCATAAACCAACGCGCATAGAATGCTCGATGATTATTACTTAACTTAAACTCTGACTTACCGTCTACATCTGCTTGGTCCGTCTCCCAACGAATACGCTCAAAGATACCATTAACAGAGTAAACTGCGAACCCTCTTGCGATACGCTCCATGCTAAACTGCACAAAGTATTCCCAGACCTTTGGGTTCGCTAGGTGAAACTCTAAGGCTTTCTCCTCCATCTCTTCATGTCTCGTCTTCATCTTTAACCTCCTTCAGTGTTACTGGTTCACTGTAAATATCGAGGATCGCAATGCCCTCCTTCTCTGCACCTGTTAAGGCACAAAACTCTTGACGCGCAGCTTGTGCCGCATCCGCTGCGTTGGCTGCTTCAACCAACACCAACCGCTGCACCACGCCCTCGCATACAACCTCATATGTTTTCATGCTGCCTCCTTTTTATTCGGGACATGATATCCCCGCTTGCAACCATACGCAGGATGCCCCGACCAAAACCCCTTGATCCAAATGTACGGCAACCCATCTTTCCTGATGCACACATCGTCCCAGTGCGGCTGCGCCTTGCGCCAATGTCCTCGGGTCCAATGCAATGGCATCCTGAACGAACGACCTTGATTGTCCTTCGACACCACAGGCTCGTCAATGTTCCACTCGATTTTGTGCCACGCCTCCACAGCAATCCCATGCGCCTTCTTGGCTGACCGCCTCTGTTGACGACTGCTTGCCGCTTCTCGCACCACGAACCTTGGTTGGTTGATGATATCGAAGGCACCCGCAATTCTAACAACTACGTTCATCGCTGCGCTTGGTTTCATTACTTCGTCCAAACCCCTAGCGATATTCACACCGTTAAAACTAGACGGTTTGTAGTAACCGATCAGTTTAGGTGGTGCGGTATAGGTTAATAACCGAATGTCTACCGATCCATCCTCAAACTCTCGACACAAAAATCCCGACACTTCTTGAGGCGCAGGTGCAGCGTTGATTTTCTTGGCTGCTTCTTCCGACATACCATCGGTGTTCCAAGATACCCTCATCCTGTCTACTTGTTCCTGTATTACAATAAAGGACAGCTTCGCAGGTAGCCGCGCATCCTCTGTTATAATCACATCACTCACAGGCAAGTCATTGTACTGAGTTGAGTATTCGTCAATCATCTCATTGAACTGATTACCCACATAATAATGATCCGCGTTCTTCAGGTCATCGACAGCGTCCCGCATGGCACTCAACTCTTCGAACTTCCACTGTTCAGGGTACTGTAGAGAGTTTGTTTCAAACTTCTCGATCAGTATCCGATACGAGGACAGTATTGAGTTTACCGTTTCCACCAAACAATCATCACTCATTTGCACACTCCATACATATCTCCGCATCTTGGCCCATGATCCTAGTCACAGGCGCACCGCAATCACACAGCCGCTCGAACTCTCCATCCCCGCTGCACGTTTCACAGACCTCGGTCCTCGTGTCCAAGTATCCAACGTCACGGTCTGGGCCGTGAGGCCGAGCGAACTCAACCTCAATGTCGCCTGTCCCCAAACAATCAGGACACGGCGTCATGATCGGCGTCTCTTGCAACTCGATCAACAAATCTTTCATCTTACCCATCGTCTTGCTCCTCAAAATCTGGCTCAACATGGTACGTCCCATGGTGGATGTCCGCCCATTCAAAATCCTCTTTGAACTTTAACTGCGCCTCCTTAGCACTGTCCGCCTCAACCCATTCCTCAATCTCAAGTGTCACTTTAAATCGCATCACACATCTCCAAATCTAGGTTTGATCTCTTCCTCGAACCTATGCTCTAAGTCCTGCATGAAGGTGCGGAACTCATGGTCCATGCTGTCGTACAAAGTCGTATCAGGGTAGTCCTCGATGTTCGACTCAACATACTCCTTCGCCCACTCGTGAATGTGGTGGTAGATAAAGTTCTCCAACTGCTCCTGATACATCGGTAATTGCTTATGCATTCTTAAACTCCTTATACACTGCCTTAACCATCACGCGGTACGCATTCGCATCCTCCATCGAACCAAACGCAGGTGTTCCCGACGTTACATAATTAATGCCGTCCGCATCGTGGACCTCGCACCAGTACTCAATGTCCGCAAGGTAGTTGCTCAACAAAGAGATCGCCTCTTGCTTCAATCCTTCACGCATCTTCTTCCTCCTCGTCTAAGTCAGGCTCCCAACACTTGTCCTCGCCGTTGACATAACGGCCCTCGAACATCATCCCCTCGTCCTGATAGTCCGCATCAACAGACAGCCCCATGCCAACCAACGCATCCCACACAGGAATAGGCGGAGACCATGCCGTCCAACAGTTAAACGAGAACGAGGCGTTCATGGTCCATGGATCACCAGTGTCAGGCTCATCGTCATGCAGATACAAAGGATTGGTGAATTGAACGTCAACGACATCCCACTTCGTGCCCCAGTTATTGACACGCCAGTCATACCAACCCGCAATCGTATACCCATTCTGAGAGCGGGTCTTGGGCGCAAGCCATTGCTCAAACGCCATCGGCTTGATCAACTGGCAGAACTGTGGCTCCTCCTTGCTCAAATTGTCATACAGTTCTTTGACCAAGAACCTTGGACCATAAATCTCAACTTGCTGATAACAATGATTAGGCATCTTGAACCTCCAATGTTGTGAACTCGGCTAACCCTTCACGCCAATCTGTTTCATCATAATCTTCCCACTCAGGGTTGCGGCCCTCGTTAATATATTCAAGGATCATGGGAAGGGTCATGCGGTACTCACTACCGCACTCGACATCTACAAGAGTATAAACTTTACGCATCTTGCTTCTCCTTGTCTTCGATGGACCAAGTAGATAGGTCCTTGGTCATTGCCTGAAACTTCCAATAGAAATCCTCACAGTTCGACAGGAACTTTTCCGCACGGTCTTCGCTGTACGATTTGCGCATGTCATATGCAGCGTTCTTCATGCCGTGCATCATGCCGATGACAATCTTCATTTCGTTCACGGTCATGTGATCTACGTTGAAGGGGATAGTTATTTGTTTCATTTCATTTCCTTTCGTAATACTTGTTGAATGGTTGTAGAATAGTTGAGGCTGTCGATGGTGTCAACAAAAAAGATGATTACGCTGTATACGGTATTTTTCCAGAATTTTCAAAAATTTTTGAAATGAAAAATGCAAACGTGTAATCAGCGTAAACGGCGTAATCAAGACCTTATTTATATAGCTGCGTATGATTACACTTGATTACAAAAGGGGGGTAAATGATTACACTTGGATGCCCTTGTTCCGACAATATGTTTGCAGTATACTTACAACCACATGGAAAAACACTGTAAATAGCGTAATCAGGTGTAATCAATATGGCTTCCAAAAAAGAAGAGATCGAAGAAGAGTTTGGTAGGCAGTTGACCAACCGCCAAATGACCTTTGCTCAGAAGATTGTCGAGGGTATCTATTCGAATGCGGAGTGTGCCAGACTGGCAGGGTATTCTCCTGAGTTGGCAGGGAAACAGGCATCTGTTTTGTTAAATGGCAGAGACTATCCGCATGTCGTGGAATACATCCAAGAGTTAAGACAGGAACGAGAGCGGCGGTATGGTGTGTCCACCATTGGTCAGCTTGAAAGATTGCATCAGCTATCGCGTGGTGCCGAGGATGCAGGGCAGTTCTCCGCTGCAATCAACGCTGAAAAGATACGGTCAGCCCTCGGTGGTTTGACTATTGATAGACGCGAAACAATAAATACGATAGACCAACTATCGAGAGACGAGATTACGGCGCGACTTGCTGCACTACAAAAACAATATCCGCAAGCGTTCCAGATTGAAGGCAGCTATAAGGATATAACAGATGAGCAGGGGACCAGAGGCGAACTTCTGGAATCAGATACGCCAGAACTTACCGAAGAAGTGCTTCGCAACGAGGATTGAAAACAAGCACGGCGGCGGTGTGCCTGATGTCCACATAGTATGGGATGGCCTACCCTTTTGGATGGAATTGAAAGTAGCGAAAAGTAACGCGATTAAAGTCTCGGCTCATCAAGTTGCTTGGAATATGGCATATTTTGCCAGAGGCGGGGCCAATTTCTTCTTAGTAAAGGACCTCTCTACGAAGGATATAGTTTTATTTGGGGGTGATCAGGGGCCTGATTTGATACAGGGCGGTATGTCTGCGGCCCAAGGTGCGAGGTTCGAGGACCCTGCGTCTTTGTTCTGCGCCCTGCGGCCTCGTTTGGAGGCTATATACTCTGCGGCTCTGCGGCCCTGCGACCCTGCGGCCTCGTAGTTTTATCTTATCCGGTCATGTGCCAGGGGACAAGGCAAAAGAAAAGAGGGCCGTGGCCCTCTGTCCTAGTGTTCGACGATTGCGATTGACTTGGCTTTACTGGATCCCTTGCA